ACGGCAATCGCGCGGCCAGTACGCACGGTGTACTGGTTGGGGAGACGGATTTTCAGCGAGTCGCCAATCTTCGCGCCGGTCTGGGCGAAACTGTCATCGTAGGAACGGTTGATGTTCCCGACGAAGTTGAGCTTCTGGTGGAGAATCCGCAACGCTTCGCGCGTTACGGCGGTCGGGGTCAAAACAGTGTTAGACATGGTGGCAATCCTTCATGGGATAGCTGGCGTCTCACGACGCGAGCGGCGAAGTCCGGCTCTAGGCTCGTTTCTTCGCTAGTTGAGCGTTACGCCTGCGCGACCATTCCTCGACACTCATCTTGTCAGCGTCTTTGACGAGATCGAGCGCGGGGCGGGCCGAACCTGACTTGGCTTCGGCCTTCATGGGCTGCGCTTGCACGGGTTTAGGCTTCGCGGCCTTCGTTGCGTTTGCTTGCAGCTTGTCGTACTGCATCGCCTTCCACATGGCTTCGGTGAATATTGGATTGTGCGCCCAATTGCCTGCGTCCGCTTTCGGGATGCCTGCTTTGACCGCGTAGTCCGTCAATTCCGCAAGATGCTTTTGTTCGAAGTCTGGGATGCGTTTCAGAACCTGCGCTTTGCCTTCTTCCACCATGCGTGCAACAAGCTGTTGCTCATGCTGGGTGGCTTGCCCTTCAAGTTGTGAAACGCGCTGGACGATGTTGTTAAACTCTGCCTGCTTCGCACTGATCGCGTCAGAAACGCGGCGGGCTTGGTCCGGGTTGGACTGCCACAGCGCGTTTATATCGATCTGCCGAAGTTGCGCGAGTTCCTGCTTTACGCTTTGACCGCGAGAAAATGTCTCTAGGGCTTCACCCTCCAAACTGCGGATTTTCTGGACTGCGGCTTTGTCCGCTTCCAGAGCCTTCCGAAGTTCGGCGGTTTCCCTAAACTTCTCCTGAGCGCCTTTGTTAAGGCTCTCGGCAAACTCCTGCACCTTGTCGGCGATCTCTTTTGCCGTCGCATTTGCAGGGAGTTTGATCTTGTTCCCGCCGAAATCGAATTCGACTTCTTCGGGTTCTCCGTCTCCACCTTCGCCGTCATCGGCTTCGGTTTCGTCGGGTTCCTCGATCTCGGTTTCCGCTTCGGTTGCCTCGATCTCGGTCGGTTCTGCTTCGGCTTCGTTGCCGACTACAGATGCTTCGTCTGCCATTTGGTTTCCTTCTAAGGGATGCGGCGTTTCACAACGCGGCTAGAAGCCTGCTTGCCCTCCGATCTGGGGGTTTGCGGGCGGGTTGACCGGCTGCGCTTGTGACGCTCCGGGATTGGGTTGCGGCATCATCGAGGTGAGAGCCGTCAAAATGGCGTCCAGTTTGGTTGCGTGCGAATCCGTCTGCGTGGCTTCGGCCTTCGCGGTGTTGAGGATCGAACTAGACCGCATGTTCTCAATCTTGGCTTTCCGCTCTTCGTCATCCAGCGGATTAGGCGGCGGCTGTTGCGGCATGGGCTGGCCGCTTTCCATCGCCGCGATCTGAGGCGGCAACAGCGCCTTGAGGCGCTTGGCAACCACGTCAGCGCCGGGGAAGTCCATTGCTTCCATGAGAACATCGCCAAGGATCGGCGCGGCTCCGGGGATCTGTTTCATAATCTCGATCAGGGTTTCGCGGGTTTCCTCGCGCTGCGTCGAGAACGAAGGTCCGGTCTTGACCGTTACGTCGTATTTGCCGATCGATAGGTCATACAAACGCTCTTCACCGTTCGCCGGTTGCGGCTGCGAACCGTAGGAGCCTTGGCCCTCAGTCGTCAGCTTAATCACCTTTTCCTTCATGTCATCGCCCAGGATGCGGACAGTCTGGCGGGCGGAATAGACCGAAGGGATGATTTCAACGAGAACGCGACCAGCGTACTGAATGGCGCGGGAAAGGTTGTCGATAAAGTGGAAGTTCGACACGTCCGCTTCTTTCTGGCGTGCCAGAATCGCCCTGCCCGAAGTCTCATTCGACCGCGCACCAAGCGAGGCGTCATAAATCCCGATGATGGCCTTCATGTCATCGGATGCGTTCAGGGCTTCTTGCAATGCACCGGCCGGAACGCCTGCGAAAGCCTCGCGCCGAGGGGCCGCGCCATTGGGCGAAGGCTCGTATTCCAGATAGGCGTGCGAGCGGTTGTTAGCCGTCTGCCACTTGGCCTCTTGGCCCTTCGGCACAAACCCTTTCGGCCCTACCCACGGCGCACGCGGCGCAAGGGCAACCAATTCGGTCGTTGCCGAACGCCAGAAGTTAAACATGGTCTGCGGGTCTTTTGCATCGCGGATCATCGAGCGGAAATGCCGCTTGCCATCGACCATGATTTCTTCGCCCCAAACAGGGCAAATCGGAATGGACGAACCCGGCCAAGGTTCCTCTTTCAGCACTTCAACGCCCGACATAACGCGGCGGGTCACTTCGTAGTATTTCGACAGGCGTTCGCGCTGTACCTTGACGCCCTGCAATTCCAGTAGGGCCTTGATCTCGTCGGTAAACTGATCCTTCCGAACCACCTGCCCGTTGGATAGCTGGTAGATCGTGCGTTCTTTTTCCTCGCGCAACCAATACTCGGCCACGCGGATTTTCTCATCTTGCAGCCAAAGGCCCATAATGTCCTTGGCGTCGCCTTCAAACGAAACCTTATCGGCCTTGGGATACTTGGCCTCGAATTCCTCTTCGCTCAACAGGTCGGAGATAAACCCGAAGCCCCAATCCGATGCGTCAAACATCGTGCTTGTCGGGTCCCAATGCACCATTAACGGATTGGCTATCCGCTCAATGCGGGCCTCCATGTCGAAGCTGTCTTCGTGGCAGTAATCGATGCCAATGCGGAAGAAACCGAAGCCGCCCGACGCCGCGTGATCGATTGCGGTATCGTAGGCGACATCGGCACCATTGCGCTCGATAGCCCGGATTAAGCCGCCGATCACTTCGGCTGTATCCTTGTCCGCCCCGTTATCGACGGGGTGAACAGCAATGGCGGGTTTGTTCTGGCGTGAATCGTTGACGACTTGGCGAATGAATGACGGCAGCTTGTTGATTGTCAGGCACGGACGGCCTTCTTCTTGGCGGGACTTCTTGACGTTATCCGGCCATTGTTCGCCCAAGCGTGCGAATTTAATGTCTTCATGCGCGGCAGTACGCGAGAATGAGGTTCCATCCTCGCTCTCACGGAAACGCTCTAAAGCCTCTTGAATGACAGGCTCTTTGGTTTCTTTCTTCTCAGCCAATTGGAATTTCCTCGGCGGCGCTGAATCAGTTAGGTGGAATCTTTTTCCGCTAACCCATCCAACCCGATGGCCCCAACGGCTCAACGTGGACGCTTACCGTCCTAGTCGTCACCATCGAGGGAAATAGCTCTGTGAGTGCCCAGACCAGGGCGTCGCAATTATGTACGAGAACGCCGTTGGCGTAATATTCGTTGTCGATTTCGACCGCCAAATTATAAACGTCAGCCCTTCCCGCGTCTGATAACCCAACCACACTTACGGGAGCATACTTTTTGCGGCTTGCTTTTCTTGACGTTGAATTTCGCCCCGCAAACGACACATGACCTGTCTTCGTAGTATCGCCGCGACGATTCATTGTGTTTGCTGATACATGACCGGGAACAAAATCGGTCTGTTTCGCGCCGCGCAAATGACTGATATTTCGCGCCACATTGAACACAAACCCTGTCAGTCGGCTTTCGGGTAATCCAACTATCGACGCCGTGCGACTTATGCCACTCGATACCTTCTTTTGAACCGTGCCACTCGGCAGCGAGAACCCGCACACGTTCGAGATGGTCCCGACGCTGGGCGCGAAATTCAGCGCCATACATAGATTCGTGTTCAATCGCGTGGTCTGCTGGCGAAACCAATTGGAGATTCGACAGGTCGTTGTTGAGAGTATTCCCGTCAATATGGTGAATGTGCGAACCGCTCGGGATTGGGCCGTTTGCACATTCCCAAACAAACCTGTGAAGCACCCTTGCGCCGTCCGATCTGCGGTTAACTCGCTCATAATAATATCGACGGGCCGATTTGCTTTTACTGTTTGGATAGCGAACAAACTCGATACCCGCGAACCAAATACTTTCAGTTTTTGCCATATTGAACGATCCGCTAATGAGGATAATATATCCCCCCATACTAGCGCATCTATGGTTAAAAACCCAATATTATCTACATAAACAGGATGATTTTTTGTTCCAGTAACAGAATTTCCGTTCGACAAAATCACGGAAACCACTGGAACATTAACGCCGGTCTTTTGTGCCGCAATAACCCGTCGATAACCGGATCGCGTCAGAACCAAATCCCCGGCCTGGACCTTTTCTATTGGGGCGGGGCCGCTTATTGTTTCGATTAACGTTCCGGCTATCAGGCAACGATCAGGCGACCCGTCGCCCTCGTAACCCGCCGCCGTCATCTGGCACATCTGGTCTTCTAGTTTCGAGAACGTCCCGACATGAGAGACGCGGCCCAACGAATACAAAGCAGAGATTGGCTCGGCTCTGACGTGCTTGCCTCGTGTTGCGCGGACCTCGACGATTCTAATACCTGGGCGAACGGATTCGAGGGTGTGTCGCACCATGTCGCCGCCTTGGTTGATCTCAACCACAATGGCGTCAGCGTCGAAACGGTCATAAGCCGCGATGGCTCTTTCCGCCCATTGCCTTGGTCCACCCTTGAGCGACACGTCATCGAGGACATACCCGCGTTGATCGGTTCCAAGTCCGGCAACCACAATGCCGTGTTCGTCCGAATTGGCTTCCGCACTGATCGCAGGGTCTACAGCGACCACGATCCGGTCTAACTCTGGGGCAACGTCGCGCCGGCCGTTGTGGATTGTCACCCGGTCCCAAATGGCGCCGATGGCTGTCGGCTCGTACTCACCTAGCCAGATGTGCGCGTATCGATCGCGCTTGTGGGCTTCGTCATAGGCCCGCTCTGCTTCCAATTCCTTCGGGAAGAACGGGTTGTCCGAGTAGTTCGCCCGAATAACAACGGCATCAGGCGGAGGCGTCGGGCCTCGCAATAGCTGGTCAACAGGATCGTTTGCGTTGCGCGGGTTCCATGAGAACCATAGTTCGGAACCGGGCGCGCGAATGGTCGGACGAAGCATTTCGAGTGAGCGAGCCGAGAGCGTCTGCGCTTCTTCGACCCAGGCCCAATCGAAGCCTTCGAGCGATTTGATCGATTCAGCCGTGTGATCCTGCATTCCCTGAAACAGAATGACGCCCCCGCCCGGCGTCTGTATTTCCGTGTTCAGGGCGTTGAAGTAACTACCGACGCCTAAAGCCTGGATCTTGTCTTCAATAAGCCGCTTGGCCGATTCCTTGAGCGTCTTTTGGACTTCGCGGATACAAACCCCGCGCGATCCTTGACGCATTAGGCAACGCTCTACCGCAGCCTCAGCAAAGAAATGCGACTTGCCCGATCCTCGCCCGCCGTGTGCGCCCTTGTATCGAGATGGGCTGAGTAACGGGACGAAAACTCTAGGCGTTTGTATCTGTAGCGCGGTCAATGACCACCCGCTCAATCAATGCAATGCGGAATGGTTCGTCTTCGTCGTTCGCTATTGCCTGCTTGGGCTTGCCGTCGAGACGGTCGCCGATCTCCTTCATGGCCGTCATGTCGCCATCAAGTGCGGCGGTCACTAGGTTTCGGGCTAACAAATTGATCGCGCGAACCTTTTTGATAACGCCATCGCCTTCATCGCCGTCCCGCAAATCGTGAACCGCCTTGCGTACAGCGTCGGCCCATTCCTTGTCTGATTTGGGGCCACGAGCGCCCATGTTCGCTGTCCTGCTCCCTTAACGGGCTACAGGCTCCTATGATTGGTTATTGTGCTTGAACAGCCGCTACGTGGTCGCGCGGCAGAATGATTGGCGTAAGCTTGCCGAATACGGTTGTCTCCAGGCGTACCGTGGCGCCCTTGGGTTCGCTCGATACCGTCGCCTTGAAGCCGCTAAATGTGCCCGTGATGATCTGGACGATCTGGCCTTTAGCCAGGGGGACGGCTTCCAGAATTAC